TCCTACCCCGTACTCGTTTAGCTTAAGAACTTCTGGAAGTGAGGTGGCAGACATACCAGCATCAGAAGGCTTTAACTCATATAGAGAAGAGCTACAACCTACGATCAAATTAACTCTTGCGGTCAGCCATTTAATATTGGATACCCTATTACTTGCTGCTACTAGTGTCATTGCTGAGATAGATAAAACAATACCGTCACGGTCAGAGCTGTCTGGGCGGAAATCCTGATAATTACCTGCCACACTAGACCATAGCATATCGGGATTTGAAGAGGTGCCCCCTAACCATAGGCGTTGATCATGAAATGCGACTGCTCGAGGATACCCCGTTGTCTCGCTAAATGCGCCTAATTGCCAATCTGTACTTGTCTTATTCGCTATATCAAAAGCTGCAGTTGTTGTTACAGTAACTTGGGTTGCAGATGTATAGGCTGTTATAGTGCCATATCCATAAACTCCTGAACCAAGATTTTTTCTTCTAATCACAACTGTGACTCCAGCAGCTGGTGCGGTCCCGAATACAACCTGCTGTCCACTAACGGTATAATCCGCTGGATTAGCTTGTAAGGTATAAACTCCTATATTGCTTACAGAGTATACTTCAACATCAGCAGAAGTATGATAACTGAAATCAAAGTCAAAGTTTTTCTGGGTACCATTTCCTGAGAAGGATACTTCCCCATTATCTGTTGGTTCCTGACTCCGCCAACGTAACATACGGCCTACGTCAGTTGAAGCAAATAGCGATGCTGAAGCAGTTACAGTTACAGATCCCGAAGTTGTACCCATCGACAATGTAGTTGTACTAGTATTTAGCGGTAGGTAGGGGCCCTCGGTATAATTACGTCCTGGTTGATCTGCATACGTAGTAGTCGCAGCATTATAGTTGTCAAGGGTCCAACCTACTTCTCCTGTTCGTTGTACTAAACGCTTAGGAATAATATCAGGGTGTACTAGGTACACTACCTCATTATTCTGGGCGTATTGGAGTTCGCTTAACTGAGGGTCGGAGTACGGGTGCAATACTGATGTATAATCCCCAGTTCTGGTGACCGTAACAGAATTAATATCCCATGTACTCGCTCCGGAAGTTGCGGGGCCGATGCTAAATCTGACTGTAGTTGTTGCATCAAGATTAAAAGTAAAAGTAGTAGTGCCGGTTGTCGCTTGAGTTGAATTGTAAATCCCATTGTATGGTACCGTAACTCCTGCCGTTATCGGTAAGGCAATAGAGCCTGCGACTAATGTAGCATCAACGGTTACAGAATATGCTCCTGGGGGTAAACTTGCTGCTTGGTAAATTCCTGCGTAATTTGATCCATTTACAGAGACTAATCTGGCTGAACCAGCGCTCCAAGTCGCCGTACCTGTGCCAAGAAGTGTCTGGGTCCATCCCGATATATCAGAGGCAAATGATGCATTAGTTAATCCAGAAAAGGTCCCCTGGATAGGGAACACTAAACTATCATTCTGGAATACCCTAATAGGGCCACCAGATGTTAGTTCAATTAAGTACGTACTGTTATCGCTAGCTTGAAATGGGATTAAACGTGATAACGATCCCGATGTTCCTGTTTCGGAAATAAACTTAGTTCCTGGGGTCCGGATAATTGAGCCGTAGACGGTGGGCAAAAAATTGGTCAACTGCTTGCAGCTATTTAGGGATTGGGAGGCATCCGTACGTCCCGCTGCCTGCTCCGTAATCTCCCCGCCCAAAAACGAGGTGAGTATATAATTTAATTGTGCCATAATTATTCTCCACTTGTCCACACATCACTAACAAGGAAGTCTGCAGTCTGCTCCTGCCCATCAATCTGTTTAGCTGTTCGCAAGGCCCTCTCGGCTTCAATGCTAAGTAATTGACTTAATTTCATATCAAGTTTGATCATGTCAGCAAACTGAGCTGCTAAACGTAGGATTAAAGCTGTACGGAAAGTAGGGTCCATGATACCTACATCTTCAATATCAGCTATGTATACTAAAAAGAATTCCGACTCATCAGTCAGAATCATTTGCCCTTCCACCTTATAAACTGTCCGTTCATCTTCTTCGCGAAGAACTCGTAGACAACCGGTTGGTAGAGGGAATTGGTAGCCGTATCCAAAGTCAGGGGTTGTTCCTGAAGCAGTAAGCTCTGCTCTGGTAACAGCAAAATTCCATGGGTGAAGGCGTAATAGTTCCTGACGGGTTATATCATATATAGTATCTGCAACCCGGGCATTTCTACTATTGGCTTGATCGAGTGCGGTTATAACATCGCATCCCGCTCTAAGTAAGGCTGTATTGACTAAATCAATTACTCCTATTGCCATAATTACCTCCTGAATAAAAAGCCGGGGGCCGAAGCCCCCAGCCCGTAGATTAGACCATCATGTCAATGACAACGACCACATCGCCTGCGACAGCGGTAGCTGCAGCTGCGGTTAGGGTCATGCCGACATAAAGAAGGCCTCCTGGGTCGCTAGATAAGCCACCTAGGTCCCACGCTTCTTTACCGATGTTTACAATGTCATCAGCTTCAAAACGTAGCTCAGTACCAGTTGTTACAGCTGCCTGTAACATGGTAGCTGCAGATGCGATACAGTCTGCATCCACAACATCACCAGATACTTTACCTAGGGCTACTTGGCCTGCGCCAATGCCTGAGTAATGTAACCCGATGTTTACCGCTAAGGTAGGGGATCCATTGCTGTCGAGGTCATCGTTGAACACTTTTAGGCTTGTAATCACCGCATTAGACGGGATTGGGCCGAAAAGAATTACATCACCGATATCATCAATATTGGTGGTTGCCAAAGCTACTTTATCAATTATTCTAATCACTTTACGGCGCTTTTTCTCAAGCAACGCAATAGGTGAAGTTTCGATATCAGTAACGTTTACAGATTTTTTAGTTCCTGCTGCCATATATTAAATCTCCTTATTAAGGTTATTGGAAAAGAATATCAACAACACGGCTTTCTTCCATACGTACAGCGCCGAAGTGCATGTAAGTAGAAATCTGCTGAGCGAAGTTAAGATCTGGTCTTTCAGCTGCACGAACTTCTAAGTTTTTGTTCAGCGCAACTTTCAGAGAATCAGGGGTGCACATAAGGGCACGATACACAGAACCTGCTGTATGAACAGGCAGTCTCTCGGTCCGTATGATCTTCACTCCACGGAACTCAGGAACCATCTTGCCAGCAAGAGGCTTCATGTTCTGATAGTCGAAGCTTGTGAAGGTTGTCTCAGCAAGTAGGTCTTCAACCCCACGTGCGTTAACAAGCAAGTAGATATCACCGTCCATATCAACTTCGTTGCTTTCAAGTATTCTAAGAGCCTGATGGAACTTAGCGGCTGTTAAGCCAGCGCTACCGTGAGCAATTTGTTGACCTGATGTATCAAACGCTTGAGAGCCTGAGCCATCTGCACCAGTAGCTGCAGTTCCAAGAAGAGCTGCTAGTATAACCTGGTCGAAGTTACGGCCGTGAGCATTAGCTAATTTTACAGCATAGTCACTTGTTGGATCGATCAACATCTTCATTTTGTCGATGTGGTCAATGTAGGTTGACGCAGCATAACGCTTGACAGTTGCCATACGTCTGCTGTGTGCAGCATCCTGAAGGGTTACGTCTTCAAGACGGCTTACGATCTCAGATGCGGTAAAGCCACCAAGGCGATCGAAAAATTGCTTTTCGCCTACAGCTGCCTCTTCCATAAAGAGACCTTTAAGTCTAGAACCTTTTTGCTCCAATAAATGGAACAAGTTGGCGCTAAACATATTAACATAATTTTGGTTAATAGTTATAGTCATAGTTTTAATTTATAATTGGTTAATTAAACATTGTACAAAAATTTCGAACCAATTGCTTGTCGCTCATAGGATTGCTCATAGTATTGCGGGCGATTCTCAATATAACGCTATTGTGAACGGGCTATTATTCGGGGGGCCTGCCAAACTTATCCCCGTATTCTTATTTACCTCCGTTGGTAAGAGCAAATAACTCTTCCATGGTTCTAACAGCGGCATCGTGTCCGGGATGGCGTGCATTAAAGTACGCATCACGAAACTCACTATCAAGCATTTTACTGTCAATAGTGCGCTTAGCCTCCTCGGGGGTTGTGCCAAAACGGCTGCTCTGCTGAGAAGTAGGAATTGAATCCTCTTTCATAGATTTACCAATATTAGCGAGGGCCTTAATAACAACGGGATGTGTGCCTAATCCCGCTTCACCAAGGACATTAACAAGGTCTTCTCCACCTATACTAAGTGCAGCCTGTTGCGCTAACTCAACACGTTGTTCAAAGGCCGCGCCGAACTCTGTTTTTAAGATTGCGATATTGTTTTCGTGGTATGCGATTAGGTCCGCATCCTGAGTCTCACTATCACGCTTAAGTAGATCTG